GCGCCCTTGGAGAGTTCGTAGACGGCGTGGGCGAGGACGGCGTTCGCCTCCGCCTCCGTGTCGTAGACGCCGAGGGAGGGGCGCCGCCCGTCCGGTTGCCGCGGTCCGCGGACCCAGATGGTTAATGCGGTCGGAATCGGCTTAGTCATGGTTCTTCTCCTCTTTGGGCGGCGGACGCTTCGGGAAGTCCAAGCCGGTTTGCTTCTTCCAGTTGGCGTTCAAGCACTTCACATCCCCGCAGGTTCGGTGGCCCGGCTGTTTCTGATTCGGGCAGTACGGGCACTTCTTAGACTTTTTGGCAGACATCGATTCCTCCACCGTTCTTATCTCGCCCGGTCTGGTAGCTAACCTGTCGCACACGGAACATGTACTGATCACTATTGAATGCATCGCCTACCCCTTCACGCAAAGGACTTGCTTGAGCTCGTGAACGATCTCCACGAGGTCCGCTTGCGCCGCCATGACCGCCTCGATCGGCTTGTACGCCGCCGGCGTTTCATCGATCACCTCCTCGTCCTTGCGGCACTCCACGCCCGCGGTCGCGGCGGCGTGGTCCTCGACGGTGAAGCGCTTCCGCGCCTCCGTGCGGGACATCGTCCGCCCGGCGCCGTGCGAGCACGAGCAAAAGGAGTCTCGGTTCCCCTTGCCGCGCACGATGAAGGAGCGCGCGCCCATGCTCCCCGGGATGATCCCGAGCATGCCTTCGTCCGCACGCACCGCGCCCTTGCGGGTCACGATCACGTTTTCCCCAAAGTGCCTCTCGTGGCTCACGTAGTTGTGGTGGCAGTTGACCGCGAGGGCGTCCGCGTGTGGAAGGAGATCGCGACCGAGCGTTTCGGAGATCGCGTCGAGGACCGCGCGCATCATGAACTCACGATTCAGCGCGGCGAAGCGTTGCGCCCACGAGACCGCGCGGAGGTACGGCCCGTAATTCTCCGAGCCCGCCGGGATGTAGGCGAGATCGACGTCCGGGAGGTTGACGAACCATCGGCGCATGTCCTCCTTGGCGCGTTCGATGAAGGTCTGACCGATGCGGTTCCCGACGCCGCGGGAGCCCGAGTGGAGCATCACCCACACCCGTTGCTCGAGATCCAAGCACACTTCGATGAAGTGGTTCCCGGTCCCGAGGGTCCCGAGGTGCTCCCACACCTTCCCTCGTCCGATCCGTGCGTCCCGGACCTCGATCTCCCGGAACTCGAAGCCGAGACGCGCCACCGCGTATTCGGTCAACGTCGGCGGCGCCACGGCCCACGAGCCGCGATCGTTGGCGCCGCCGTTGTCCGTGCGCCCGTGCGGGACCGCCGCCTCGATCGCGGAGCGCATGGCGTGGAGGTTGTCCGGGAGGTCCGACGCGGACAAGCTCGTGCGGATCGCCATCATGCCACACCCGATGTCCACGCCGACCGCCGCCGGGATGATCGCGCCGCGCGTGGCCACGACAGATCCCACGGTCGCGCCGATCCCCGCGTGCACGTCGGGCATGACCGCGACGTGCTTGTGGATGAAGGGGAGCCCGGCGAGACGTCGGACTTGAGCCCGCGCCGCGTCCTCGAAAGGTACCCCTTTCGTCCACGACTTGATCAGTCCGCCGCCTTCGACCTCTTCGACTTCGTAGTTCATGACCTCGTCTCCTCCGGTCTCGCGACCTCTTCGACGTCCTCCCACGGAAGGACTCGCAACGTCGGGCGGTCTTGCGCCGCCATGCGCTCCGCGAGCGTGCGCCGGTGGTAGACCGCCGCCGACGCCACGGACTCGATCCTCCGCGCCCACTCGTGCCGCGCCTCGACGAACTCAACGTCCGAGGCGAAGTCCTCCCGGGCGGGTTCCGGGATCGGGCGCCCGTGCGCGTCGGTGAAAATCATGATCCCTCGCATGCGCGCGGGGACATCTCGCCGGCGCGGCAAAGGGCAGTGGTGGAGATAGACACCGGCGCGGACGGATCATCGTCCCAAAGGACGTTGACGTAGCCCTTGCCCTGCCACGATTCTCCTTGGACGGTCCCGCGACGATCCCCGCCCGTGAACCCGAGGACCCGACAGAAGGACGCGGTGTACATCACGCGCGCTCCCACTTCGAGTTCGATCGGCTCGTTCCGGCGGAGTCGGTTCACGAGGTGCGGATCGCCGCCGGGTTTGCGACCCCGGCTCAAGTGAGCACCCGACGGGCGACCGCGCGCGCCGCTTCGAAAGTTGCGGCGTCGGCGTAGGGATAGGTGGCTCGCCCCGCGGCCGTCGTCGCGGCCCAGGCCTTGGTCACATCCCCGAGAAGGACGGCGTTTCGCAAGGCCTCGGCTTCGGATTCGACAGCAGCGCGGAGGGCATCGGAGAGGAGGACCTCATTGGGAGTGCGGTGTTTCATGATCTTGATAGTAGTGTCTTTGGACACTTCGTCAAGCGCCCGAAAGCCGGAAGCCCCGTTTCCGGAGCGCGGCTTCGGCTCTTTTGCGTGAGGTTTCGTCCACTTGCGGATCGGAAACTATTTTTACGACTGGTGTCTTTTTTCTCGGGGGCGCCACCGAAAGGTACTCCTCGGCGGCGAGGGCGTCCAGGAAGAGGTCCAAGGCCTCGTGTGCGGCGCGGCGGACTTTCGGTGACATACTTGTAGTGTAGTAAGAATCTGCTAGCAGTAAGGGGAAACACCGATGGCTCAACCGTAGGCACCTTCATGAGTGACGCGATTACCGAAAGAATCCGCCAGGCTATGACCATGCGAGCGGTCGGGTTCAACGAATTCGATCGCAAACTCGGCTATTCCGAAGGGTATACTTCCCGGACCCTCTCCAAGGGGCGCCGCCCCCGAGCGGACACCGTCCGACGTCTCGCCCAGATTCTGGACGTCTCCGCCGAGTGGCTGATCACCGGCAAGGGTGCACTAACCTTCTACCCTGCCGACCACGAGACGCCGCCCAAGGAGCGCTACCCCAACCTCGCCGTTGCGCTGGCGTACCACGGCGCCCGGTGGAGCGACGCCACGATCGCCGCGGCGCGCGCCCTGGACCTCGCGGAGGACCCTCCGGCGCAGCACTGGGCGGACCGCCTGGACCGCCTCGAGGCGGCGATCCGGGGTGTCGGGGAGGACGTCGAGAAGAAGGCGGGGAAGAAGGCGAAGAGGTGACCGAAGTCACTTCGCCTTGACAACGGACGCGCCGAGTCCGCTCGCCGCTGTGACTGGGATCGCGGGGCTGACGTTCACCGTCGGAACGAGGGTGTTCGCGCCCGACACGGCGTGAATGTGCGCATTGAACGCTGAGATCAAGGCGTTCAGCTTCGCCTCCACGGGGGTTTGCAGGGCGACGAAGTCCGAAGCGGTCGCGCCGATCTTGATCTCGCTGGCGGCGATCCGGATTTGAGTCTCCGCGCCGTCCTTCCCGAGGACGACTCCCGCGGCGCGCGCGGCGGCGTCGCCCGAGGCAAGAGGCTCCGTCTCGGGGTACCCGCCCGGGATGCATGTCGCCCACTCGGCGTGCCGCTGCAAGTCCTTCGGGCTCACCTTCTCGCCGCGCGCCTTCCACTCCGAGAGGGAGCGCTCCGCGAAGTCGACCCACACGCGATCACCGACGCCGAGGGGCATCGTAAGGACGAACCCGCCGGCGCGGAGCCAGCGCACCGGGACGTTCACGAGCGTGGGGAACTCCTCGTAGATCGGGATCCCCGGCGTGTCCTCCGAGAAGAAAAAATCGTTGACGAGGATCTCCACGTCCGCGCGTTGCTTCGTGTCATCGTAGCGGAGGACCTTGCCCGGGATCGACGTGCGGATCCCTGCGATCTGCGCACGGCAGATCGCCTGGATCGCTTCGCTCCACGAGACCGGACGCCCGCTCACGATGCCACCCGTCGCGCGTGGAAGTCCGCGAACCAGTCATTCCCGTGGGTCTGACCCGTGTACTCTACATGCTCGATCCGGTAGAAGCCCTTGAGGCTCGCCGCATCGAATCGGACGAGGCGCCCGGGAACGATCTCCGGGACGAGGAGCGCACGACACTTCACGATCCCCTTGGCGTCCACCGTGGGGGAGCCGATCATGCCCGCGTCCGCGCGCATGAGGATCGCGCGCCCCGCGAGCGCTTTCCCGCGTTGCAGAAGAAGGAGCCGACCGTCTTGTACGCTCCACTCATGACCCGTGCTCCGGCACACGTCGGACAGGACGCGCGCCGCCGACCCGTGCAGGGGGCGACCGCCGGCGTACATCGCCGCGATCTTGGCATCGAACTCGCCGCCGATCTGCTGAGGGAGGTTGCCGGCGTCGACTCCGAGACCCTTCGCAATCGCGGTCAGGATCGAACCTCCGCTCGGGATCGCCGGAACGGACACCTTGACGCGCCCCTCACGGATTCCCTTCTCGGAGTCCGCGCTTGAGATCCGAGTGACGATGTCCGGCCCTTCGATCGAGGACGGGCCGGCGCGGAGCGTGCCCAAGTAGAGCTGGAAAAGACGATCCTTGTAGCCTGCACGCAAGCGCACCGCTACGATCTTCTTCTGTTCGAGGAGACGGCGCGTGCTCTCCGACATGTTGCGGACCTCGAGTTCGCACTTGTTCGGGTGTGGCTTGAGATCCTTGGTCACCTTGAACACGCACGCCAGCCCGGACACGTCGAAGGCGTCCAGGGAAAGCACGTAATCGCGACCGAAGGTTTCAGCCATCGACGAAGTCCGCGGCGGGCGTGTAGGTGAGGGTCACGCGACGATCGATCCCGAGCTCGTCCACCGCCGGCGGGGAGTCGTCCTCCGTGTTCGAGACCGCCACAAGTTCGCCGGGCGGGAGGCGGGAATCGATCGAGCGCCCGAGAAGCGGCACTCCGACGACGATCTTGATCCCCTTGACGAGCTCCGTCCCGTCCTCGAGGGAGATCGAGAAGTACCAGCACGCTTCGCGCTGGTTGTAGCGGAACTCGAGCTCGTAGGCGGTGCCGTCGAGGTTCGTGGTTTGCGTCGCGAAGGGCGCGTCCGAAGTAGGGATTGCGAAGATCACTTGAGTGCCCGATCGAGGAGGGAAGCGAGGAACGTTTTCTTCCCCGCTTGGTCATTCGCCGGGACGGGGTCTTGCGCGCCCTTGTTCACGGCGTGCTTGCCGCGCGTCTCCTTTGGCGTCGGCACCTTCACGAGCTTGGTTTCCACCGTGCGGATCTGGCGGAAGTTCAGATCGAAGGACGCGGACGTCCCGGTGTTCCCGTCCTTCTTCTGCGAAATCTCCGCGAGGATCATGTCCTCGTAGTCCCGCGAGCTCGTAGCGATCGTCACGAGCGTGGCGGAGTCCCGAAGATCTCGAAGGATCGATTGCATGTCCGAGACCGCGTCGAAGTCGGTCCCGAACTTGAACACGCTGGCGGTCTCCCGCGCCTTCTTGAGATCGAGCTCCACGCCCTCGACGGCGGCGCCACGCCCGTTGACGTCGCGATTCGGCGTGTTCGAGACGAACACCTCGAGGTGCACGCGATCGATCTCCGCGCGCACGTGGTCCGTGATGTTGGCGCCCTTCTCCACCGGGTGCTCCGTGACTTGGGACGTGATGTCCTGAGTCTCCGAGATCACGGCGTCGAAGTAGAGCGTGCGGAAGGCCCCCGCCTTGTCGGTCCAGTAGAGGAAGCTCACTGCACGTCCTCCCCGTAGGCGCCGCCGAAGAGGGCGTCTTGAGCATCATCTTGGGAGTCTTGGAGCGCGCCGTAGACCGCGTCACGGGTGGCGTCGGGATCGGTCGCGCCGTTGATCGTGATCGTGGTGTTGTTCTTGAGGTCGATCAGGCTCGCCTTCTTGTCCTCGAACTTTGCACTCCCGCCGGGAAGCGTCGCCTTCGCCGTGGTCGCTTGGGCGAGCCCGGTCCCGAGGTCAGAGAGACTCTGCGCGGAGCCTTCTCCAAACGCCTTGTCGATCGCCGCCGAGAAGATCTTGTTTCCCGCGACCGTCCGGATCAAGTTCCCGAGGTCTCGCGTGAAGTTCTGAACGTTCTGCACCATGAGCTTCACGATCGTGATCACGGCGAGAAGATTCGCTTGGAACATCTTGATCAGCGCCGGCCCGAAGGTCACCTTGAAGGCGTTCCACAAGGGCGCGAGCGCGCGGATCACTCCGTTGATCAGCGGTTCGAGCGACGAGATCGAAGTCCACATTTCATCGAAAGCGAGCTTCACGTCCTCCACCGCGGTGCCGGCGACGCCGACCCCGAACAAGGAATCGATGAAGCGCCCGATCACGGAGTCCGCGCCGGTGAACAGTCCGTAGATCTCATCCACCGCGACGTAGAGCAAGGCGAGCGCGAGGAGCACGGCAAAGATCTCAATGTTGAGGATCGCCCACACCGCCGCCGCGACGCCGCCGACGATCGCGAGCGTGAGGAGCGCGGACTCGATCGCCGTGGAGGACTGGAGGACCTCGCCGGCGGCGGTCGTCCAGTCGGTGAATGCCGTCACCACGGACGTGAGGATCGGGAGGACTGCGACCATCACGCGATTGGCGAGCCCTTGCGCGGCGAACTTGAGGCGATCGACTTGATCTCCCGCATCGTCCGCCGCCTTCACAAGCTTCGCGTCGAGGACGCCGCCGAGGGCGTCCGCCTCCGCGTACATCGCGCGGAGCCCGTCGCCTCCCTGGTTCAGGAGAGGGATCAGGCTCTGACCGGCGCGCCCGAAAGTGGACATCGCGAGCGCGGCCTTCTTGGTCGGATCGTCGGTCGCCTTGAAGTGGTCCGCGAGATCTCCGAGGACGTCCAACGCCGGGCGCGTCTTGCCGTCGGCGTCCTTGATCGCGACGCCCGCCGACATGAAGCCCTTTGCCGCCTCCGCGTTTCCGGACGCCGCCTCTCCGAGCGCCTTGTTCAGGAACCCGAGGGAGTGCGCCGCCTCCTCCGCGCCGACGCCGCCGTTGATCTTCGCGGCATACTGAAACTTCTGCAACTCGTCCGTCGCAACGCCGAGCTTCTCCGCGGTGTCGTTGATCGCGCTCCCAAGGTTGATCTGCGATGACAGGAACGCGCCGACGGCACCGACCCCGAGCGCGAGCCCGAGGGTGGACGCGAAGGACTCGAGCTTCCCCTTCACCGAATCGATCGACTTCTCGAACCCCTTGAGCTTTGCATCGTCGATCTCGACACCGAAGCTCGCGATCAACTCACGAAGTGCCACGACGTGCCTCCGCCTTCGCTTGCTCGATCGCGAGTTCCTCCGCGCGCTCGATTGAATCCAGGAATGCGTGAGCGGTCATGAGGTCCTCAAAGCTCCAAGTCTCCTCAAGTTCGCGGAGTGATACTTGAAGTTTAGGACTTCCGACGATCCGCCAGATCCACCAATCGACGTGCGCGGGAAGATCGATCGTCACCCGGCCGGGGCGGCCGGCACGGTCTTGGGCGCGGGCGCCTTCTTCGCGAGCGCGGAAAAAAAATCGCCGAAATTCACCTCCACGGCGAACGCGATCCACTCGACCATTTCCGCGTACTTGCCCATGAAGTGCACGGCGAAAACCTTCTGCAGCTCCGCGCCGTTGACGGTCGTCCCGGGCGCGAACGCTTCGCAGAAGTAGTCCACGTCGTCCTCGGAGACGTGCGCGGCGGCGGCGCCGAGGAGGTCCCCGACGTTGACGCCTTCCGAGAGCTTCCCGAGCACCGGACCGATCACCTTGAAAAGGCGCGCGAAGACACGCCGACCCTTGACGGCGGTCATGGGAGTCACGGTGTAGTTGTCCCCGCCGATCTCCTTGGACTTCGGTTCGATTGCCATATCCGAAGTGTAGTATCAATTCGGGAATCGTCGGTCAGTTACCGCCGTCGAAGGACTCGAGCTCGTCCGTCTCGAGTTCCCACTCCCGGATCTGGACCTCGCCCGCGAACGAGACCTCCGGGGGCTTTGCAACCCAGCACCGCGCCGCATTGTATTTGCTCGTCCCCTGTCGATCCTTCACGATGAAGGGGAAGATCCCGGCGCCGTTCGAGCTCGCCTTGTCCAGCTCGTGGAACGCCGAGAGGACGGCGTTCGCATCGCTCGATTGCATGAGGCGCACGCGGATCTTCGCAGACTTGTCGTTGAGGGCGTAGCGGGTGACCTGTCCGTCCGCGCCGCGCTTGGTCGCGTAGAACGCGCCGCGCTCGATCCGGACCACCTCGCCATCGGCGAACCCCGCGAGGAGCGGAATCCCGCCGGCGGCGATCGTGACCGCCTTGACGTCGTAGACCTTGAGACTCATACGGACACCGTCCCCGTGATCGTGGTGGAGTGAATGGCGCCGGCGAGCGTGCCGGTGAACGTGATGTTCGGGAGGAGTCGCGCCGCCTTGGAGACGGAGTCGACGTCCGCGACGAGCGGCGCCGTCACGACGGGCGCGGGCGAAGCGGCGAGCCCGCCAGCATCCACGCCGTCCCGAAGCGCGCCTTGGATGATCGACACGACAGCATCGACGCCGGCGTCCGTGTAGGGGATCTTGCGGGCGTTCGCGAGCTTCGAGAAGACGCGGACCTTGATCTCCGACGTGAGCCAATCGATGAAGCGGCGAACGTCGATGAATTCGCCCGAGGCGACTTGCCCGAGTTGCGTGATGTTGATCCCCGAGGTGGGGACGTAGACGTTGCAGAGCTTCGCCAAGGCGTTCGCGCGTTGCGTCGCCGTGAGGCTGTCCGCCGACACTCCGGACAGGGTCTTGAGGTTCCACGTGTCAGAACCCGGCGCGTCAACGAAGCGCTGACCCATCCACGCCGCGCCGGAGTAGCCATCGGTCGCGTTGCCGTTGTAGATCAGGCCGCTGGACTTGTACGCCGCAGCCTTGAAGTCGGAGGCGACGTCCGTCGTAACAGCGCTGTCGAGGATCGTCCCGTCCGAGCTAGTTGCAATGTGCAACTTGTTCGGGGTCGACTCCACCCACGCCGCCGCGGCGTTGAGCTCGTTCTCCGATTGCGAGTCGAGTTGCAGTCCGTACCAGTCCGAGTCCTCGAGGAGGATCGCGGCGAGGTCCGCGGCGATGCCAGGATCGGCGCTCTGATCGGTGAGGAGGAAGGTCGAAGACCACGAGCGGAGCGCCACGAGGGAGCCGACGCCGACCGAGCTCACGATCGAGATCGTGTCCGTGCTCGCGGTCGTGCCGGTGAAGCCCGTCACGGCGGCGATCAGCGCAGCAATCGCGGTCGCTTCTGCGTTGACGTTGCTCGAACCCGGAACGGTGCGGGTGATCACAGTCGAAACGCCCAGCGAGGAAACGAGGGTGACCGTGTAGACGTCGCCCGCCACCGCGCTGAGACACTTCAGTTTCAGAGCTTGCGTGGTCTTGTTCGCGCGCCGACCGACCTTGATCGCCTTCGGGCGCGGGTTCGCGGAAAAGTATTTCTGCGCGCACTTGTAGGCGGGATCGCTCGTGAGGAAGCCGTCCGAGGTCATGCCCGCGAGGTCGGAGTACTTCCGCACGCGATTCGTGAAACCCGCCGGGACTTTCTGCGCCGCGACGAGCATCGTACCGAAGCCCGCGCGCGTCGGACTCGCCGTGCTCGCCGTGATCGATACGGAGACGATGTCCTCAAGTGCCATGTTCGAAGTGTAGGGAGAGCTACACTTGAATCGTGGCTACACTCGCCCTCACTACTACCAATGACTTGGTAATTGCTAGTGGTAGGTTGCTAGTAATCAGCGGCCCGGACGCGACCGCGCAAAAACTCCAAACCGCTTTTCAGCTCGTCAAGGGGGAGTGGTTCCTCGACACCCGCGTAGGTGTGCCCTACTGGGATCTCGCGCGGATCAAGAACCCGGACGAGGAAGTCCTCCGGCGCCTCTTCCGACGCGTGATCAAGTCCGTGCAAGGCGTCGGCACGATCGACGCGCTCTCCCTCGCGCTGGACCGCGCGACCCGTCAACTTTCCTTTTCCTTCCGCGTCACCCACGACTCCGGCGCCACGATCACCGGCGGGTCTGGTGAGCCCTTCATCGTCACGGGTGCGGCATGACCGCCGGCGTGACCTCCGCGGGCTTCACGGCCAAGACCGTGCAAGAGATCGTGGACGAGCTCGAACAGGCGGAGCTCTCCACGATCGATCCCGCACTCGACCTCTCCCCCACGGAGCCTCTCGGGCAGATCAACGGGATCTTCGCGAGCAAGCTCGCGGAGGTGTGGGAGCTTCTCGCCGTGGCTTACAACGGGTTCAACCCCGACGCCGCGGAGGGTTTCCTCCTCGAGGCGCTCTGCGCGCTGACCGGCGTCAAGAAAGAGAAGCAGCGGAAGACTCTTGTACTCTGCACGCTCAATCTCGCCGCGGGACAGAGCTACGTCCCGGGGCAACTCGAGGCGGCGATCGTCGGGCAAGACGTCCACTTCGTGAACAAGTTCGCCGTGACGTCTACGCTCGCGGGGAACTATCCCAATATCGTCTTCGAGGCGACGTCCTACGGGCCGATCGCGGCGAATGCCGGGACGCTGAATTCGATCGCCACCCCGGTCTCCGGGTGGAACTCGATCACGAACCCGGCGAACGGCGTCCTCGGGCGCTTCGACGAAACGGACACCGAAGTCCGCGCGCGCCGCAAGGACGAGCTCACGGCGCCCGGGGCGTGCACGGTCGACGCGATCCGCGCTGATCTCCTCCGAGTCCCCGCCGTCCTCCAAGCGCTCGTCTTCGAGAACACGAGCTTGATCACCGACGTCAACGGCGTTCCGGGCAAGGCGATCGAGTGCGTGATCTGGGACAACGGCGCCGCCGTGGACGCCGACGTCCGCGCGAAGATCTGGGCGTCCAAGCCCTCCGGGATCGAGACTTACGGATCGACCACCGGGACCACGACGGACTCCACCGGCGCGCTCCAAACGGTGAAGTTCTCGCGCGCGACCGCGAAGCCCGTTTTCTTTGAGTTCGATGTTGTGACGGACTCCACCTTCGACGTGACCAACGGCCCGGCCGCGATCCGCACGGCGGCGAAGGCGATCGGGGACAAGCTCAAGCTCGGGGAGGACGTCTACGCGCTCCGCTTCCGCGCCGCCGCGCTCTCCGTCGCGGGCGTCGTGGACGTGACCGCGCTCCGCCTCGGGTTCACGGTGTCGCCCGTCGGAACGTCCAACCTCGTGATCGCGCCGCGCGAGATCGCGACCTTCTCCACCGGCGCCATGGTGGTGAACGTCACATGAGCACGGCACTCCCCAAGGAAGCGCTCCGCACGCTCGTGTCTTCGCTCACCGGTGTGCCCGCCAACCTCGTAGTATGGGCGGGCGAGCCGCGCAAGTTCTCCGGTCCGCAAGGCGGCGTGGTCTACGGGATCCTCACGCTCAACATGGTGACCTCGAAGGCCGTCGGTGACGACGACATCCGAGGCACGTGGGACGGAGCGAACATCGTCTATGAGCAACGCGCCGATCGCGAGGTCACGATCTCCGCGCGCTACGAGGCGCAAGGGACCGAGGAGGGATTCGACGCCCTCGAGCGCCTTCGGACGCGCCTCAAGTGGGAGAGCTCCCTCGCCGCGCTCCGCGCCGTCAACCTCTCGCTGATCGAGACGATCGGAATCCAGACCTACAATCAGCGCAAGGACAACCGAGACATCGCGACCGCACAACTCGATCTCCGCCTGAACTTCACCGGGACGGACACGCCGCCCGCGGACGCGAACATCGCCTCCGTGTCGGGGACGAATCAGATCGACGGCAAGCCCTTCGTGATCCCCTAGCGGTGCGCGCGCCAGTAGGCCGCGACGTCGACGGCGGGGATCTCCGCACCCTCGGTCATGGGGGTGTCGTCGGTCAGGACAGGATTCACCACGGACGCGCCCGCGGGCTCGTGCGCGTGATCGAGCCCGAGGTAATGGCCGAGCTCGTGCGCCGCGATCGTTGCCTTCTCCGTGTCGGTCCTCGTCTCCGTGACGATCCAGATCCGCCGCGGCGTCGGCGCCCACAAGCCCGCGAGGTTGGTCGGGTGGAGATCGAGGACGTCCACCTCGCGCTCCGCACGGAGGATGCGCACGTCCGCGCCGCTCGAGTCATCGGTCAGGGCGAAGCACTCCGCGCCGTGGAGTGCGCGCGTCCACGCACCGACGGCGCGGGCGATGTCCTCGCGCTCGTCCTCGCGGAAGGCGGGATCGAGGTAGACCTCCGACGTGCGCCGGCACGCCGCGCCCGCGGGAGGGAAGGCTCGAGGTGCGCACGCCACGAGGAGCGCGAGGGCGAGGACGGCGGCGCTACGCACGCCGGTTCTCCGGGAGGTTTCTCCACTCGGGCTCCGCCGTCGGGAACTCCGCGCCCGAACTCCACGCGGAGAACTCTTCCTCCGTCCCCTCGAACACGTTCTGATCGACGTACCCATTCACGCCCGCGAGCTTGGACCCGTTGACGTCTCCGCCGAATTGCCACACCCGCCGGCGCGCCCACGGCGCGGGCGTCTTCGGGGGGTAGTTCGTGGTTGCGGCGCGCGCGTCGGTGTACGCCGCGAGCCAGAGATCGTATTCCGCGAACTCGGGATCCTTGCCGCGAACACCCAAGCCCGCCCAGTAGGCGGGATAGGTGTAGAGCGTCGGACGCCGCCGAACGGCGCTCCGGACCTCCCGGAGGCCTTTGATCAAATGGGCAAACCGGACTTCCGGCGAGAGGGTGTGCTCCGTCTCGACGTCGAGGACGAGGGGGAGGCTCCACTCCGTGGGGAAGGCGCGCATGTTCTCGAGGAGGAACTCCGCTTGCGCCTCGGGCGGGCGCCCGTTGAAGCGCCACACGTGGTAGGCACCCCACGGGATCCCCCTCGACATGTAACCCTCCGCGTGCGCCACGAACTTCGGATCGCGGTAGGTGCACCCCTCAGAAACCTTGCAGTATCCGAAGCGGACGGGCGCCTCGACGGTGCGCGCGGCGGTCTCGGGATTCGCGGCGGAGAGGTCGATTCCCAAGATCATACTACTAGTGTAGTGACACCCCTGTAAAGTAAGGTTGCAGCTTCGATCGAAAGTGGCAGTTCTATTTGCCGGACTCGACCTTGTAGCGGATCGAACTCCTAAGCTGCCCGGTATCGATCAGCGGCGTAGAACTCCCCTTGCGGGCGATGGTCTCCGGCGCGTTCGGCGGCGGGATCCCTTGCGCGATCCGTTTCTGGATCTCGCCCTGGATCTTCTGCCCCCAACGCTCGAGGGCGATCTCCCTCGTGATCTTGCCCGCGACCACTTGAGCCATGAGGACGGCGAGCCACCCGCGCGCCTCGTCCCGGTGCTCGTCCACCCACGCCCGGATGAAGGAGCGCTCCGGGATCGTCTCCGTGCCGAACTCGTTCGCGATGGCGACGTCAAGGACGGTGGTCGCGTCTCCGTGCGAGGCGGCGCCATCCTCCGCGTGCACGCCGACGGTGACCTTGGGCTTGCGGAACCCGAAGACGGCGCGCGTGAGCTTGGCGTACCCCTTGTCAGTGTCCTTGATCCGGGCGCTCGCCATCACGTCACGCGGAAGCCGCTCGAGACCTGACGCTGCAGTCGGCGGAACTCGGTCATGTACGGCGTGATCGTGTTCGGCGACGACGGAATGGTCAGGCGTGCATCGTTGCCGAAGGGCGAGGATGCGAGCTTGTGCGCGGCGAGGTAGTAGATCCCCTGATCCATCTTCGCGCCCCAGATCCGGGAGGGGACCTCGAGCGCGGCGGCGTCGAGGTGTGCCTGCACGAGCGTTCCGTCCGTGTTCGCGAACTCGGGGAATTGGATCACGAAGGACGCGAGAGAGGCCACGATCCAAGTCTAGGGAGGGGGCGTCTTCGCGAGGCGGCGGAACTCGGCGCCGATCCGCGGGGTGACCATGCGGCGCCCGAGGCAAAGCCAACACTCCGTCCAGCGGATCGAATACCCGGAGCTCGTCTCCGTGCGATGCTCACACTCCCCGCGCCCTTCACACCGGGGACAGGACTCCTTGGTCTCCTCGTCATTCCCTCGGGTTTGATCTACGAGGAGACGGAGCGCACCGATCCCCTCTACGGGTGTGGCGTCGGGATCGCGGGACATGGTAGCAGGGACGGGACTCGAACCCGCGTCTCCGGGTTATGAGCCCGGCAAGGAACCGCTCCTCTACCCCGCAACGAAAAACCCCACCGCCGAGTGCTTGCAGCGTGCGCCCGAGGGCGCGGTCCTAGCCGAAGAGGTGTGCGTGTATGCTGCTAGTAAGTGGCGGCGGGGTTGATCAAAGTGTAGGGCCGAACGCAAAAAGCTCGAGTCCGAAGACCCGAGCTTTTGCGCACATCGGTGCCTTTAGACACCGATCAGGGTTGCGTGCCGTCCATGTAGGCAATCGCCTTCGGCTCGTGGACGAGGAGTCCGCCGATGCGCATGTGGCACGGAACGACGAAGTGCAGGTTGCGCGCTTGCGGCGCGAATTGCTCGAAGTCCTGCGACACGATCGCCTCGAGGACCTCCGGATCGCGCTGGTACACGATCACGCGCTCCTTGGAGCCCGCGCCCGCCGCGTCGAGTTGCGGCGAGAACTCGATCGCCTCGAGCCACGGGTGCTTCGAAAGGAGGAACTCCGCGAGCGTCATCGGGACCGATCCGAAGGTGCGCGGCGCCGCGAGGACACCGAAGCCCTTGGTACCGACGGCGAGGGTGAGGCGCTCCCCGCGCGTGCCCTTCGTATCGGTGAAGATCTGGTTCGCCATCTTGTGGACGTCGTCTGCGATCGCCTGTCCGAGCGCGGTCACGCCGCCGGTGACGGTCGTGCTGAGCCACGTATCGTCCGCGCCCTTGTCGGTGATCGTGACGGCGGTACCGACCGAAGCGAAGCCCGTGAAACCGTACGTGGTGTCCCCGAGGAACATCACGCGATCGGCGACACGCTCCGCCTTGCGTCGCGCTGCGATCGCGCGCTTCGCGTCGAGGGGGCGTCCGGACATCGCGCTCGCGCGGAGATCCTGGATCGAGTAGCGGTAGCCGGTGAGGATCGAGCGGAGCTTGCCCGCCGTGTTCGTGAGCTTCACGTCCACGAGGGGGAAGTTGTCCTCGTCGGGATCGCCGAACAGGGCTTCGCCCGTCATGTCGATCGTGTCCTCCGAGAAGGTCTCCGCGCCCGACGGGATCTCCGTGTTGATCGGGAAGAGCGTGCGCCACTTCGCGTCCGGGTAGCGGACCTCGAACACCTTCGCGAGGACGTGCTCGAGGTTGCGCGCCGTCATGAAGGTTTCGCCGGCGTCGATGCGCGCGTCCTTGCGGTGGGGGTTCCCCAGCTGCGAAAGCACGCGGTCCGTGTGGTAACGGACGAGGTCGGAAAGGTCGCTTCGGGTGACGGTCATGGTCGGTAAGCCTTTGAAAAGAAGGAAGAAAGCTACGGAGTTAGACTCCGTGACCTAGGTCACGGGAGGTTCAACTCCACGAGGCAGGCGCCCGCTTGCGAGGCGTTGATGGGGCGGACGAACTTCGCGAGGTTCTGAGAATCGACCTCGACGCCGACGCCCGCGTTACCGGCCGTGTCGGTGAACTTGCCGCGGTTCGTGGCGATCGTGGACGAGTGGAAGACGTTCGCGCTCGTGAGCGCGGCGTCCGTGGTCCCGCTGAACTCGGCGTAGATGCGCCCCTTGCGGAGCACGCGCACGACCTCGCCGATCTTGTACCCGCCGCCGACGGTGTCCGGCTCCTTGCGCGGGTTCAGGATCGCGACGCCCACCGGCTTCGCGATCGCGTTGACAGTGGAGCCTTGCGGCAACTGGACCTTGGTCCCCGTGGCGTCGAGCTCCACCATGCGCCCGAACGGAATCGCTTCCGCTGCGACGTAGGAGACCTCCTCCTTGACCATCGAACCGTCTGCGATCTGCCCGAGCTGACAGATCGGATTGTCGACCGTGTACGTGGTTTGCATGATCAGACCGCCTTCTTCTTGAACGGGGAGGTGGAGTTCTCCGGGCGCCACGCGTTCGCCGCGTCCTCCCGGTGCTTGGCCAGCGCCTTCTCGAGACGGCCCTCGTCCGCGTTGTCGGTCTTGGGCGCCATCGCGGGCGCGGGGCCAGCGGCGCGGGCGAGATCGGCGAGTGCCGTGTTCGAGTCCGTGCGCTTCTCCGCCTCGAAGTCGAAGCGCGCGCGGAGGTACTCCTCCGAACGGCCCGAGGCATCGAACTTGGGATCGCGCGCCTTGATCGCCTCGATCATGATCTCCGCATCGGTCTTGCCATCGAGCTTGGCGTCGGCGCCGAGGATGCTGACCGCGGTCTTGTGGAGCGCGAGGCGCGCCGACACGAGGCCATCGATCCGCTTGGGGTCCGCCGCCGCCTTGAGCGTAGCCACTTCGGACTCAAGAGAATCCGCACGAGCGTTCGCCTTTTCGAGTTTCGCGGTTGCTTCCTGCAGTGCGGCATTGGCGCGCGCCAGATCTCCAGCGGCCTTCGCGATCTCCGAGGTCATCGCGTCGAGACGCGCCTTGGTTTCCTGATCCATGATCGAAGTGTAGGGACCCTCGATCGCCTCGATCTCGACGCCATCGAACTTGAGCGACACCTCACCACCGGCGCGCCCCCACCCCTTCGGCCCGAGACCGACATGGTTGTAGCGGATCTCCGTTTGCCGCGCGTCGTACCTCTCCCCGTTGTACTCCCCACTTTCGGGGATCACGGTGCAGTCGTATCCGCACGAGAGTTCCTGCAGATTCCCTGCGTCGATCTCCTTGATCGCGGCGGGATCGTGGACCATGAGCTCCGCGCGCACAAAGCGCCCGTCTCGACGCACCCCGTAGACCGACCCGACCGACAGCGCGCGCCAGTTCTCCGGGGAGACCATTCCAGGGTGTCCGATCGTGACGGCGGCGCTCGCGAGCGTATCTTGTGAGTCGACCTTGAAAACGTCGTCCGGGTGCCGAAGCTCGCGGACCACACCTCCGTCGGGGGACCGATAGACGAAGACGCCAGTGCGGGTGAGGTTGGCGGGGATACGAACCGCGCCCGAGGGGGTCAAGTGCTTGGTATCAAGCCTGCCAATGCGATCGAGGCGGGAAGCCATGATCGAAGTCTAGGAACGGGTGACACGATGTCCGAACGGTGTACCCACTCGCAACACTCGCAATTGCCGGTTATTGCTAGACAATTCGTCCGATGCCGCATGATGTCGTCACTTTCGGGGGTCCTATAGGGTATACAGATCCCCCCCTCCCCCCTAGGCCCCTGGGGGGTACCCTCCCCCTTCCCAATACCTCCTAGAGAAGTAAAGTCATCAAGTCATCAGAGAGTATTAGCCCAAACTGATCATGGTGTTAGGTGGTGATTCGACCTTCTGGCACCTTCCGGCACTCGCGGCACCTTTTGGGCAAAAAGAAGCCCGCGGGCGGGGGCTCGCGGGCTGTCTTGCTACTTCGAAGGTGTGAAAGTCGCGGTCGCGAGCGGCAATTCGGCGAGGGAGGGGGGGACCCCCCACCACTTCGAGTTCTTGTCTCGACGGGACTCGCACCCGAGGCGCCGGAGGGTGTCTGTGATGCGGAGGAGCTCCCGCCGTCCGAAGCGCTCTGTCTCGCCCCCGATCGTCTTCTCGAACACCTCCTTCGAGGTCACCGTTTTGCGCCCGTGGAGGTACAGGCGGATCGACTCCTCCCAAGCGTCCTCCTCGCGGAAGCTCTCCCGGTGTTCGCTCGCGAGCTTCTCCAAGTCCGTGTCCAGCCAATGCGCTTCCCCCGCCTTCGCGGCGTCGTAGGCGGCGCGCCAGATCGGGTCCCTGTTCGCCTCGAGCCACGCGCGGTCGATTGCGCCGACACGGATCGGCCAATAGCGTCGCCCTCCCGTCACGTCGCGAAGGATGTCCTCGCGATTGGTCGTCCCAAAGAAGACGCACTCGCGAGGTTGCTCGATCACGCCCCTGCCGTAGGACGGTCGGTAGCGATCCACGGATCGTGTGATGAATGCCTTGCTCGTAGACTCCTCGGCGCGGAGGACGCGATCGAGCTCCGCGACCTCCACGAGCCACGCCCCCCGGAGACCTTGCGCGGCGTCCTTCGAGGACAGATCCGCGAGCTCCTCCGCGTTCCACGGTGCGCCGAGGATGCGCCCGAAGGACGACTTACCCGCGCCTTGCGCGCCTACGAGGATGATCGAGTTGTCCGCCTGACACCCCGGCAGAAGGACGCGGCGCACCGCGGAGATCAGCCAGAGACGGAGGAACACGCCCTCGATCGCACCGGTGTTTCCGAGTGCGCGGGTGCACACCTCGTCCAAGTTGAGATCGGAAGGTGGAAGGGCCTCGAGGTACGCGCGGACAGGGTGGAAGGAGTCGCACTTCGCCGCCGCGAGCGCCGCGGAGAAGCACGACATGGGGGCGACGGTCGCGCCTTCGCGCTCGAACCACGTGCAGATCGCGATCCCGTCCTCCTCCGTGAGTCCCTTGGTCTCCGCGTCCAGCTTGACCGGGGGATTGATGCACACCACACGATCACGGAAGGTGTCGAAGGCCCACACCCCCGCCCACTCGGGATGGGTACGCAGCACGGAGATCGCGTCCGAGACGCAGAGCTTGGAGCGCTCGGGCGCGGGAGCATCGCCCGGGGTGTGGGTGTAGACGTGCGCGGGATCCTTCGTCCGGCGGTCTCGCGTATTGCCCTCCTCGATCGCTTTCTTGATCGCGGGCTTCATCAGCCGATCGAACATCGCGCTCGCATCTTCCGGAACGCCCGCGAGGAGCTTCCTCGCCTTCACGGCAGCGCCTCCGCAGATCTTCTCTACCTGTGACCACCCCCACGTCGTGCGCCCCTCCTCAAGCCCGCGGAACGCGTCGCGCGCCGCCTTGGAGGCCTTCTCCGGTTCACCGCACACGAGGGTGAGGAAAGCTTCCGTCGCCTCGAGGGAGTAGTCCCGGGACAGAGCACCGGCGAGCGCGAGGCGCGCATCATGATCGGACTTGGGCCAAGCGCCCGCGAGGACCTTCGCCGCCTCCGACGCCGAGGGAGGGAGGACCGCTGCACCCGGGGAGAGCTCGCCGCCGCCGGGGGCTTCCTTGCGGAGCTCGGGGCGCGCGAGGAGCCACGCCGGCGCCTCCGCGATCTCCACGTCCTTCTCCACGACGTAGGCGCCGCCAGTGCGATGCCGCGAGCCCGCCGCCACCACGAGACCGCCTTCCCCTCGGATGTCCAAGCCCGGCCCGAGCTCGCCGCCGGAGGTCTTGACCGCAAAGTCCGGAAGAAGGAAGTAGTAGTGGACGGAGGTCGGTGTCCGAACGGTGTACGTCTCCGGGATCGGGCCGGGCAAGGTCCCGGGACCATCGACGTCAAGGACGAAAAAACCGCTTCGGCTCCCCGTGGCGTAGGCCAGATTGTCCCGACCCTCGACGCCGCCGAGACGCTGTCCGGGCTTGAGCTGACCCCACTTCACCCACGTGTGTTTCCCCGCGCGCTTGGGCGGGCAAGACGGATCGCCGCACCCGCACCGCGGACCGTCCGGGGTGTCCACGATCCCGTAGAGAGGGAACGCGACAGCCCGATCAAGAGTCTTCGGCATGATCCAAGCGTAGGACGCGATCGGGGGATCGTCGGGTGACTGGCGGTGCTTTTTGACACTTTAGTGCTACCAAAATCCTCCTACGCTTGGATCATGACCTCCGAGCCCACGCCCTTGTCTCTCACCCTCTCCGCTTCCCAGGTCGGCACGTGGAACGAGTGTCAGCGCAAGTGGGCGTGGAAGTACGTCGCGAAGATCCCGGCACCGCAGCACGCCAGCGCGGCGTTGGGATCGCGCGTCCACGGCCACTTGGAGCGCTACCTCGAGAGCGGCACGCCGATCCAGTTCACCGGAGCCGACGGGCGCCCGGACGAGGCGGCGGAGATCGCGGCGAGCGGGATCCACCTCCTCCCGCCGCCGAAGTCGGGCATGGTGGAGCGCAAGTTCGATCTCGATCTCAAGCTCGGGTCCTTCGTCGGGCCGCGCGGCACCTTGCCCAAGGTCATGGTCACGGGGCGCAAGGACTTCGAGCGCATCGGTGACGACGGGCGCCCCGAGGTGTGGGACCACAAGACCACGAGCGCGGAGCGCTGGGCGAAGACACCGGAGGACCTCCTCGAGGACGTCCAGGCGGGGATCTACGGGTGGGAGGCCCTGCAGAAGTTCGGGGGCGCGTCGGTGTCCCTTCGGTGGGTCTACTACCGCACGCGCGGCGCGCGGAAGGCCTGGATCGTCCCGGCGGAAATGAGCCGCGAGCACGCCGATCGTCTTTTTGATCAATTTCTGGTAGTGTCTAAGGACATTGCTACTACACTAGTATCAGTAGACAAGGACGGCCCGGACGGACCGCTCTCTCTGCCCCCCACGCCCTCGGCGTGCGAGGGGTTCGGCGGGTGCCCGTATCGCGGTCTCTGCAATCTGTCACCCAAGCAAAGGATGTCCTCGATCATGAGCCAAGCCAACGCCGCGCCCGCCACCTCGTCCCTTCTCGCGTCCCTGACCGCGCGCCGCGCCGCGCCCTCGCCGGTGTCCGAAGGCATCACCCCGGACGAGGCCGTGGCACGCACGTACACCCCGCCGACAGGTCCCGCCGCGCCCGCGCCGGCCACGTTCGGACCGATCAACCCTCCGGAGTCGAAGCTCGTCTCCGAGACCGACGTTCCGGCGCCCGACACCACTCCGCCCGAGACGCCCGCCGTGGAGAAGCCCAAGCGCACCCGCGCGAAGCGGACCACGGCGCCCGAGGAGATCTCCGCACCCGGTCCGAGCGCCCCCGTCGAGGCAAAGGGCTTCACGCTCTACGTCGACGCGTACCCGCAAGGCGCGCCGGCGAAGTGCATCGAGGACATGATCGACGCCGCCAAGCGCAAGGTGTGCGAGGCGAAGGGCGTCGGTGACTACCGCTACATCGAGTTCGGCGGCGGGACCGGGATGGTCTCGGAGGCCTTCTTCGCCGCCTTCGACGCCGCAATCGCGGAGGACGATGCGCCCGCGGGGTGGGTCGTCCACACGCACACCCACGAGGCCTCCTTC